GTTCCTTGAAAGACAATATGTCGGTGTTGGAGATCAAGACCGACTATTCGAAGTGATAGCAGCACTCAAACAAGAACTAGAACGAAGGAGCAAGAAATGACCGGCGATACATACGCAATGAGCCAAGAGATAGTCGAACTACAAACCCGAGTCGCAGAACTATCAGTCGCACTAGAACTCGTCACCCAGCAACGCGACGACGACCGCACCAACTGCGTCAGCCTTCACCAAGAACTTGAAGCCTGCAAAGTCCATCTGCGCGAAGCACACGCACTTGTCAGCCGACTCCGCGTCCACATCCAACAAGGTGTTGAACTGTGATCACCATCGGACTTGACACATACATCGTCTGCCAACTGTGCGACGGCGAAGTCCGACTCAACACCGAACGCATCGCAGGATGTCTTTGCGACCCAGATAATCCGACATGGATCGGCATAGAACCAAACGGCCGTGTCCTTGCCTTTAGCCAATCCAAATATGAGATCGTCAAGGAGACCAAATGAAAACCCAATCAGTCGGAGCAGACATTCTGCTCGAAGCACACCAACTCGTCACAGGACCACGCAACGACACCTACGGCAATGTCGTAGACGACTACAGCAAAGTCATCCACATCTTTGAAGGACTGACCGGCATCAAACTCAGCCTCTCCGACGCACTCTTGTTCATGGTGTCCGTCAAGATGGCGCGACTCCGCACCAACCTTGACAAGAACCGACTACACCACGACTCGCTCGCCGACGCACTCGGATACCTCGGCTTACTCAACCAGGCTTACAACGATCTGCCATTCCCGCGCACCGTGGCAGAACGATGAAAGCCCGACTCTGCTCCTGCCTACCCAAGCGCATCCTCCCAGCGAAACCTGTGTGTGGCGAGAAACTAGACGACGACGATGAGTGAGCATCAGGATCCGATTGATGACCGCATCAAATACTTTATTGAATCCGAAGTTGACGCCGACAATGTTTGCACCGCCTATGTGCTGGTCGCGACCATCCAAAACTATGTGACAACCGAACAAAAATTCTTCACCATATGCCCGCCCGAGCAGGTCACATCAACTACTATCGGTCTTCTCGAATCAGCATCCGCTGCCGAGAAACTACGGATAGCAAGACAGCTACTCGAAGACGATTAGGAAATAGGAGACCTGCACATGAATAACAAAGAAAAACAACTACTCATCCAAATGCAAAACGAATTGCAGAAGGAACGACAATGCTGCGACATGCTCGCAGACGCGCTCATCCAAGGCGGACTGGATCGGTCATTCGAAGCGTTGACATTCCACGAACTGTTGCGCAACGGTGTGCAATACCCTGGTGCGACACTTAGCAAGCCACGCGCTAAACGCCGACGAAACCATCCCACCATGGGCTACTACATACATGGTGCCGATGAGACACCATTCGACCAAGATGAGGAGCAACAATGACATCCAATGAGCAACACTTCAAACGGGACGCATGGCTGTCAGGCAGACATCGCACCTGGGGTTACAACGTGCCGGCAATGGACGTTGACTTCCTCATGGTCGAATACGACAAATGTATACCGAAAGGAATCATCGACTACAAGCATGAACACGCCACACTTGATCTAACCAATGTCGGTGCAAAGACGCTATGCAATCTCGGCAACTTAGCGAAGATACCAGCGTTCATCGTGCAGTACGGTCACTCAAATCAGGACGGCTGGTGGGGTGAAGTCGCCGAAGACTCTGTGCCATTCTTTGTGGTCTGGCCGCTCAACGAACATGCCAGCCGATTCATGTTCACACATCAATTCAAATCATCGGAACAGATAGATGAAGTCGGATTCGTAGAGTTCCTTTACGAGTTACGCGGTCGCAAGATCCCAGCCGACATACTCAACAACATTCTCAAACAATAAACTAAGCAAACCCAAGGAGGGTTTATGAAAGTGTTAGATACTGCACTCGCATACGCGCACAAAGGTCTACGAGTAATCCCAATCAAACAAGGCGGCAAATATCCGCCAATTGAAGGCTGGCAGAACGCAGCCACAACCGACCCAACACAAATCCGACAATGGTTCACCGGTGCGTTCAAAGACTGCGGACTCGGCATCGCCACAGGCAAGTTCGCAGACAAATACATTGTCGTCGTAGACGTGGACGATCGTGAGGAATACCGTGGCTCCGACACCCTCTACGACCTAGAACAACTTCACGGCAAACTCCCAGACACACTCGAAGCCGTAACAGGATCAGGCGGACGACACCTCTACTTCTTCACCGACCAACCAATCCACAACGAAGCATCAGGCAAACTCGGCCAAGGCATAGACATCCGTGGCATCGGCGGACAAGTCCTAGCACCACCAACAATCCACCCGAACGGCAAACCATACCAATGGCTCAACGGCCACAGCATCGAAGAACGCAAACCAGCAGACATGCCACTCTGGATGGTCCTACTACTCACAGCCAAACCCGAACCCACCACAACGCCTGCAACACCAGCGTCGCTGTCACCGTTACTACAAGACGAAGAAGGACCAGCGTCCCGCTACTGTGCTGCAACAACCTGGCACGACCTACTCCGAGCAGACGGATGGACACTCGCCCACACCGACCAGACAGGCGAATCACACTGGGTACGACCAGGCAAAGACATCAGAGAAGGCACCTCAGCCACCACAGGATGGCAAGGCAAAGACATCCTCAAAGTCTTCACAACCAGCATCACCAACCTCCCAGCCGGTGCATACACCCGATTCGGCTACACCGCAGCCATGCACCACCAAGGCGACCGATCAGCGTTCGCAAAGAAACTTCTACAAGAAGGCAAAGCTCTCGTACCAGTTGAGCAACCAACCATTACCGACAACATCCTTATTAACTGGCAAGACTTCTGGAACCAATCATTCCCAGAAGAAGACTGGCTCATTGAACCCGTTATCCCTCGTAACCAGCTCGTCGTCATCTTCGCACCAGGCGGAACAGGCAAATCACTCCTGGCTCTCTACATCGCCGCAGGACTCGCCACCGGAAGAAATCTATTCGGCAAAGACAATAACCCAGTCAACGTCCTCTATATGGACTACGAGATGCAACAAGCTCAACTCCACGAACGACTAACCGCAATGGGCTACAACAAAAACACCGACTTATCACGCCTCCACTATGCGTCACTTCCACCCATCGCATCTCTTGACAAACCCGAAGGAGCCAAACAGATCTGCGACCTAGCCCGCTCATGCCAAGCTGAACTCGTAATTATTGACACCTTCTCACGCGCAGTCGAAGGAGCAGAAAACGAAGCCGACACCGTCCGCAACTTCTACCGATGGACAGCCATCAACCTCAAACAAGAAGGCCGATCACTACTCCGTATAGACCACGCAGGCAAAGACATAGCCAAAGGCGCACGAGGCACCAGCGCGAAGAACGATGACGTGGACTTAGTCTGGCAGATGGTACGCACCGGCGACGAAATCAAACTCACCGCCACTAAGAAACGCCACACCTGGATCCGCGACCAATACCTCGCAGTCAACGAATCCACCGAAATGTTCACCACCAACGAGAAAGGCTTAGACCAACTCCAAAAGGCAATAGACCTCATCAAGCAGCACAACCTCGACTACCGCCTAGCCCAAGAGAAACTTTGGCGCATATACCGCGAACTCCCAGGCGCAACCGCTCGATCCGCCATGAAGCTAGCCAAAGCCGAATTAGAACGCTTAGACGGCCCGACAGAGGCCTTTCCGACCGAACGATGGTGACGGCGTGAACCACCCAAACCGTGGCGCGTACGCCGTCACGCCAAACACACACGGCGTGACCACGGCGTACGCCGTTTATGCCAGCAAACCTATATGTTCATTGAGTACAGCAAACGGCGTGACCACGGCGCAACACAACCGTTTGTCTCATACGCCACTCACCGCCATGTATAACATGGCGTGACGGCGTGACCGCCTACCGCTCCCCACTATGACCATCTCTCGACCCTGTCTAACCTGTCGGCAACTCACCACCAACCCACGCCGATGCCCAGACTGCCAGACCACATACAACCGACTTCATCCCAAACCAAAGCGTCCGCACTATTCGGGTGACTACAAGGCTCGAGCGAAGGCTGTCCGCGAATCTGCTCAGTACTGTTGGATCTGTCTCGAAGGCGCACGAGTCGGCGACCCGTGGACAGCCGACCATGTGATACCTGGTGACGTGGACTCTCCACTTCTTCCCGCACATCGGTCGTGCAACTCTCGACGCGGCGACGCAACTTAGGCGGGTATAGACTCCTGGGGTGGGTCAAAACTTTGGAGGTCAAGCGACGTACGACCCATGCCGTTGGCGGGCGCAAGCGACCGCGAAACTAGACTCTTTCTCATGATCCAAAAAGACCTGCTCCAACTTGCCTGCCCAATCAGCCAACTCAACCTCTTACCAGGTAACCCACGTCGTGGTGATATCGATGCGGTGAAGGCCAGTCTCGAGCGGTTCGGGCAACGCAAACCGATCGTGGTGCGCAAGTCCGACCGCGTTGTTATCGCCGGTAATCACACTTTGCAGGCAGCGCAGGCTTTGGGTTGGTCGGAGATTGCGGTCGTGTGGGTTGATGACGATGATGCAATGTCAAAGGCTTTTGCTTTGGCTGATAATCGAACTGCTGAACTTGGTGACTATGACGAGGAGGCGTTGGCGGCTTTGATTGGTGAGGTTGGTGCGCTTGATCCTGATTTGCTTGAAGCAACTGGCTGGGATTCAGAATCTGTATCAGATCTATTGGACAGTATGCAGAAAGATTTACCAGGCGACATTGAAGAAATACCTGAACAGGTACCAGCGATATCAAAGTTGGGTGATGTGTGGTTGTTGGGTGAGCATCGAGTTATGTGCGGTGACTCAACTGAGAAAGAACAACTTGCTGTTTTGATGCAGGATAAAGAAGCCGATCTTGTTTGGACAGATCCACCTTACGGTGTGAATATTCAAGAACGAGATTTAGCGCAAGCTGAAGTTCGTGGAAGAAGGAAAGACGGCTTGGGTGTAATGAACGACATGCTTCAAGGACAAGCTCTCTACGATTTCTTATTTAAAGCATTTAGCAATGGAAAAGACTTTACCAAACTTGGTGGTGTTTGGTATGTCGCCGCTCCTCCAGGTGATTTGATGATCACGTTTGGTAATGCTCTTTTAAGTTTAGAACTTGCACGACATTCGTTTGTTTGGGTTAAAGATGCTTTAGTTATGGGTCGAGCCGATTATCACTATCGACACGAAGTTATTTTCTATGGATGGAAACAAGGAGCTGGACATCTTTGGAATGGTGACCGCAAACAAGACAGCGTTTGGGAAATTCCTCGACCGAAGAAATCACCTGAACATCCAACTATGAAACCAATTCAATTGATCGTTCGAGCGATTCAAAATTCAAGCAAGCAGAATGATTTGATTCTTGACTTCTTTGGTGGTTCAGGTTCAACTTTGATTGCCGCACAAGAAACAAACCGCATCGCTTACCTGATGGAACTTGATCCGCACTATGTTGATGTCATTTGTGCGCGATATCAAAAGCACACTGGTGTGTTGCCGGTGTTGGAGTCGGATGGTTTAGCGCACGACTTCAGTCCTGATGCCTAAACCAGTCGGCCGTCCTCCGAAGCCTGTCGAGCAGAAACGTCGTGCAGGTAATCCTGGCAAACGTCCGTTACCCGCAACGACGATCGCAATACCAACTTCACCTATCGCACCTATTCCGCACCGTCCGTTGGGTCCTGCTGCTCAACAGTTTTGGGAACGTGTGTGGTCGGTTGGGTTTACTTGGATTAGTCCGCAGATGGATGTTGAGTTGTTGCAGATGGTTGCCGAGCAGATTGATGAGCGTGTTGCTTTGCGGATGCGTGTGTTGAAGCAGGGTGATTGGCGTGATCGTGCCGCACTTCGGTCGCTTGATGCTCAGGTGTTAGATTGTTTATCCCTGCTCGGTTTCACTCCCGTGGATCGTGCCAGGTTGGGTTTCGTGGAGGTGAAGATCAAGAATGAACTTGAAGAGTTTAGAAAACGCAAGGCTGACAACCGATCCAACTTGGAGAACATCGTCGATATACAGCCACTCTGAAGGTGGTTCGTTGGCGGACTTCGCTGAAACCTTTCTGCATGTAAGCAAAGGCAAACTTGCCGGTGAACCTCTGATACTGACTGGTTGGCAACGCAATTTATTAAACGATCTTTATGAACGTGGCCCTGATGGTTTGCTTCGTTATCGTCGCAGCCTGATCGGTTTGGGTAGGAAGAACGGCAAGTCGCTTCTCGGTTCCCTCATCGCGCTGTACGGTTTGATCGAAGGTGAGCCTGGTGCGGAAGTTTATTCGGCAGCAGGCGACCGGCAACAAGCCCGCGTTGTGTTCAACGAAGCTAAATGGCAGGTCACACAATCATCTGCCCTTTCAGGTATCTGCAAGGTATATCGCGACGTCATCGAGGTTCCGTCCACGGGTGCGATCTATCGTGTGCTGTCTAGCGACGCAAAACTTCAACAAGGCTTGAACCCATCCACGGTCGTGTTTGATGAGTTGCACGTTCAGCCAAACGATGATCTGTGGGATGCGCTCACGTTGGGTTCTGGTGCGCGTAAAGACCCAATGATCGTCGCCATCTCAACCGCAGGTTTTGACCTAGACACCGTTTGTGGCCGTCTTTACAACTATGGCAAAGAAATCATTTCAGGTACGAAACAAGATGAGCGGTTCGGCTTCTGGTGGTGGGAAGCGAAAGCGGACTGTGAGATTCATGACCGTGACGCTTGGGTTGCCGCCAACCCTAACCTCGCCGAAGGTTTGCTTGATATCGGCGACATGGAAGTCTCGATGATGCAAACCGCCGAAGTCAGCTATAGAAGATTCAGGCTAAATCAGTGGGTTCGCACAGATGGTGAGTCATGGCTTCCGAAGGGAGCCTGGGAGCAGTGTCGCAGTGAAGATCAACTTGATCCGAACATACCTGTGTTCGTCGGCATTGACATGGCGTTGAAGCACGACTCGATTGCGGTCGTAGTCGCACAACCGCAAGAATCTGGTCGGGTTGTTGTGCGGGCAAAGATCTGGCATCCAGACGGCGGTGCAATGGATGTCGCGGCAGTCGAGCAACACATCCGCGAACTTGGTCGCGAGTTCACGGTGCAAGAGTTCGCTTATGACCCAGCGTTCTTTCAACGCTCCGCCGAAGCGATGTCCGATGAAGGGTTCACGATGGTTGAGTTCTCGCAGTCAACTGCACGAATGGTTCCTGCTTGCGGAACTCTTTACGAGTTCATCGTGAACGCTCGGCTCGCACACAACGGTGATCCTGTGTTCACCGATCAGGTGTTGTCGGCTGCGCAACGGTCAACCGATATGGGTTGGAGATTGTCTAAAGGTAAATCGAAACGCAAGATTGATGCTGCGATAGCATTGGCGATGGCAGTGGATCGTGCAACGAGACGGGTCGAGAGTGTTCAGCAACCAGGGTTCTTCGTAGTGTGAGGAGAGACATGATCATAGTTCTATTGGAAATTGTCGCAGTGTTCATGATTGCGCTCGGCATATTTTACATCGCAGTCCCGCTTGGGCTAATATTCTTGGGCGCATCTCTGCTTGCCTTCACCTTGGCTTGGGAGCGGTCAAAGAAAGTAGATAAACAATAATGCTGTCAAGACTGTTCAACCCAAGAGGCGAAGAAAGAGCTGTCTCTTATCAGTCGCTCTTCGCTGCGGGTGACGCATTCCAGTTCACAACTAATGCCGGCACAGTTGTCACGCAAGAAGATTCACTCAAGATCGGAACCGTGTATGCGTGTGTCCGACTAATCGCGGACTCTATCTCAACTCTGCCAGTCGACACATACATTCGTGTCGATGGTGATCGCCGACCATTCCGACCACGACCAGAATGGCTTGACATGCCTGAAGTCGGTGTGTCACGCACCGATCACTTCCAGCAGGTACTTGTCTCGATGCTGTTGAACGGTAACTCGTTCACACGCATCCTTCGCGACAACCAAGGTGTCGCAGGGTTGACGGTGTTGAATCCTTTGAAAGTTGAAGTGAAGCGCGACGAGTCACGACGCCTCATCTACGTCTTCGACAACCGTGACGTGATCGAGCATGAAGACATGATCCATCTGTCCGAGTTGCGTTTACCTGGTGATCTGCGTGGCCGTTCACGAATTGAACTTGTC